TTTTTACCAAATACATACAAGTCATCTCTAAACTGTTTAAGTTGTACAATATCAAAGCCAACATTAATAACTCCAGAGCCATTAGCTGGACTATAGTTAGTTTCATCAAGAGGAGAAGAAAAGTAAAGATTGTATGGGTCTGTTGGGTCGCCACCTAAAAACATGTGGTTTTTAAATTCAGCAGCATACTTAGGAGAATTTGGAGCGTTAGTATCTGTTATTTGTGTATATGTTGTGCCGTCATAAATGGCAGCAGGATTAATACCGTCTACCAGTAATACTTTTTTAGAGGCCCATGTATATTTTATAAATCTTACTTTCTTTACACCCGTCATTGTCACTGTGCCGGGAGTAGTAATTGCAGACCATGTACTGCTAGAGTTTACCCATTTATAAAAATAATTTGTACCTGCTGAAGGAGCGCGACAAGCAAAAATGCTGTCATTTAGTCCCTCAATAACTGCTACTCCTAATACCTTTCCAGTGCCGGTTACAGTGCCGTAAGCATTAGAATATCCGCTAATACGCCTATATCCACCACCACTAATAGATGGTTCATAATTAATAAGTTGTATTGCGCTACCGGGAGCAACTTCTGGCTGAGCAAGTAAATCCCTGTTGGTATCTAACCCACCAACACAATTCACTTTAAACCCACTGATTCTATCAGCCACTACATCACCCTAAGAGAGACATACGATCTTGTAATAGCGGTAGATTGTACACTAATTGGTTCATCAAGAAGAAGTCTTCTCATAGATCTAATTCCTTGATCAAACTTTTCAGCATGGATGTTAGCACTTTGTTCATTAGATCTAAATAACATCATGTATGCCATTGCACCATCAATAATAACATTCTTAAATCTATCTGGAATTATACAAACATCTGTATAAAGCACTAAATCATCAGGAAAAGACCAGTATTTATATTCCACTTCATATGGATTTAAAGGAAGAGGACTTACACCAAATTTGCTTTCTTGTGTTTGATAGACATAAACTGGAGGAGCGTAGCCGCCAGTGCCAGCATTGTCATCTATAGGTCTACGTTGTTCTGTGTAGTAATCAAATGTAATAAGTTTAAGCTTGCCGGGACTGTTGTTATATGTTGTAGATTTTTTTAAATAAAAGCTGTCCCAATCAACGCTAGAAGTTGCTGTTGGAAAAGCATAAGTGCCTGTTCCAACAGTTAATGTTTGTGTGTATGTTACAAGTGTAAACGGCCATTCTTGAGCAGAATGAAGAATTTCCCTAATAGCTGAATTAATAGCGTCTTTAGCCAATGCTTGAATATTTTTAGCATTAGCTAAGTCTGTACTATCCATTGTTACTTCGTTAAGTCTACGAAGCAATTCATTAGTTAGAGAAAGATAGGTAGCCATAACACCCTACAAAAATAAAGGGGCAACACCATTTCTGATGCTGCCCCTGTTACTAGCTTACATTAAGCAAGCTGATCGCGGTCAACTGACAGACCCAAGATTTCTCTACGGTCTTGAACATCGCAAATAACAGCGAAGACGCGGATCTTACCTACACTTAGCGTGGTGGTTTCAGTAACCAACAGCAAGTCCAAGGTGTCAGCAGCTTTAGTCACAATAGGATAACCGGCAGTAGCTGGGGTGGCATAGTCACCCACAGCAAGAGAGCCAGTCACACCAAAAGCAGACACATAAGCAGCAGCCGTTACACCAGTAACACCCAAGCTCACCGTGCAGCTACCCGTTACAGCACTGATAATTTCAAAGCCAGCAGACAGCACAACGGATTGTGCAGGAATCTGAAGAGCTTCGATCACATCAGCAGCAGCCAAAGCACTGCCTTTTGCCGTAACAGCAGCAGCCAAATCAATGACGTTTTCTACAACATAAGGCATTTGACGAATACCGCGTGAAGGATGCGTACCTGCTCCAACGGCATTTGAGAGAGTGGAAATCGTTGCCATTTATGTTCTCCTTAAGCAGCGTTATACTTAGCAGTGACAATGCCTTCAGGACGCAAAATCTTGCGACCATAAAGATGCATACCACGCACAATGTCAGCAAAGCTGTCAGGATCACGATAGGTTTCAGTCTTGGTGATTTGCTGAGCAGTTGCAATAGCACTGTCATGACCAGCAACCATTACACCAAAGTTGGAGTTTTGGTTAGCAGTACCCGTAGTGGCTGGACCCGTTCCCAATTTAGGAAGGTTATTAGAAACATATACACGGAAGCCGTGCAGATTGTTAATAATCAAACCATTTTGTAGACCTTCTCCACCAAACAAGCCATTCAAAAGACGGCTATCTTCGTCTTTAAGAAGCTCAACAAACACTGGATCAACAACAAGCCAACGCCCTTGCGTGTCAACAAACTGTTGATCAAGCAGACGGCTCATCCGTGCAATAACTTGCAATGGAGTTGCGGTTGAAGTAGAAGCAGCAGTAGCTCCGGGCAAACGTGGTGACAATGGGATTGAATGGTCGCCAGCAGAAGCAGTGGTAATGTTACCAAAGTCGCTTTTCTTCAATTTCATTGTTGAAAGCAATTCGTCTGAGCCAGCAGTGGTAATTGCTTTAGTACCGGGATAAGTGGTGCGAGCAGTGTCAGGATTGACATGCTTAGCAGACTGGTAGTAACCCGACAAATAGCCAAGAACGTCTTGGTCATACTGGTCACGCAAACGATAGGCTGCACGATCAGAAGCCATTTGCATGAAATTAACATGCGAATGTGCTGCTTCAATATCGTCAATCTTGAATGCGTAGTAGTTAGCTTGGTCAACAACCAGCGTAAAGTCTTCGTCAGTTAGGTCTTGTGCAGTAATTTGCGTACCGCGAGCATACGTCGTGACAGAAACTTCTGGTTCTTTGATGATTTTAACGCTATCGCCCATGTTAGCGATTTCGCCAAAATAATCACTGTTGGTGATGTCTTCAACAGTCGAAGCTTTGCGGAACGCAAGCTGGACTTTTTTACTGTAGATTACAGGACTAAAATTACCATTAGGTAGGTTATTATATCCTGTGGCCTTTGGAAATGCCATGATAGTTCTCCTATAGTGTAGGCATAAATTAATACGCTCAACTTCCTACAGGGGCTGTATTATCTAGGTGTAACGCTAAAGCGTTAGGCTAGAAAAGAACAGGTGTCTCTGAATTTTGTTTTGTGCGTTGTACAAATAACGTAACTGAAGGTAGGTAAACCGGCTCCAGTTACGTTGATGAAAAGAGATATAACAATATTTTGTTGTTATGTCAATACTTAACGAGCCGCTCCACTCAAATCATATACAAATTTACCAGAAGCTTGTGCTTTTTGAATATCTTCCATAGCAGCTTCAAATTGCTTAGAAGACATTTTAGCCACTTGAGATTCGTAAATAACTCCTTCAAGACTGCTCTCATCTGGAGTTGATCTATTTCCTCTAGTAACTATACTTTTAGCCGCTTCTTTGTAGTCAGATGTTTTTTTCTTGCCTATGCCCTTGTCTGCTTTGTACAAGTCAATAGCTCTGGCAGCAGAGCGAGCGTCGTTATCATTATCATAAAGAGCATTTTGAATCCATTGTGGTTGTTCCTCTACCCATGTATGAAAATCATCTGAATTACGAATGTTATCAAAGTCTGGGTGGAGTTTCATAAGCTCCATTTCTGCTTTGCTTCTAACTGTTTCTTTTTCTCTTTCATCCAAAGCGCGAAGACGTTCTTCAATGCTGGCAGATTGTTCTTTAGCTTTTTTAATTGCAATGGTTTCTACAATTTTAGCTACGTCTGGATATGTTTCTGCCCAAGCAGCAAGTTCTTCTTCACTTTTAGGAAGTTGAATTTGTTGTTCAGTTGATTGTTGAAGTTGTTTATTTAAGTCATCAATTTGACGCTTAAGTTTGTTTTCTTGTTCTTGAGCATGTCTACGAAGATCGCCATAACGCTTCTTAAATGTTTTTTCTTCAGCGTCTTGTGGCTCTTGTTCTTGCTCTTCTTGTTCTGGAACATTTCCTTTTTCCAAAACAGCAATTTCTGCTTCTTCTTGTTCAATGCGTTCTTTATTGGCATTTCTTTTACCAAATGCGGAAGCAACTGTTTTCTGTTCTTGTTCGATTACCATTTCCATAAAAGTCCTTAAAGTTGGGCTGCACTTGCAGGTCGCAAATGACGAAGATTATTATTAAACATTTAACTGGCTTCGTCAACAGTTAAATTGATTTGTATCCAGTAGGTACAGGTAGTAAAGATGTTTGGTTAATGTAGGGAATGTATGTAGTGAGTCCTCCTTCATTTTGCATTTTTTGCATTCTAAACCCTTTAATTGGGGCGTTTGCATAAGTTGCTTTTGCTGAAGATGTTGGAGTAGTTATTGTTTTGTTTGTAGAATCTAAAGCTGAACCAGCCGCAGCTACACCTGCAACTGCTGTTCCAATTTTTACAATGTTTTCTCCAGAGATAGTAGCTTTTGAAGAAGGAGTACCAAGTATATTAGATGTAGTTTCATTTAATTGAGAAGTGCCTAAAGTTCCTCCCAATCCTTTATTTACACCAGTAACATCCAAAGTTGCTACATTACCAATAGACGTATTTCCCATAATATTAGAAGCGCCACTACCAATTTCTCCCAACATTCCACCGTATGTGTTGGTAGCACCTAAATCAGTAACATTACCAAGAGTTGTATTTCCCATAATATTACTTACACCACTTCCGACATCTCCCAACATTCCTTCTTGTGTAGTTGGTGTAAACGTAGAGGCAGTAGTTGTTTTTCCCGGCATAAAAGCTTCTTTACTAAAGGGTTCAAACAATTCATTTGTTTGATCATTTATAGAAGAAACAGTAGTAGTTCCTGCACCAGTAAGAGCCGCATTTGTTTGATCGTTTACAGTAGTAATTTTACTAAGGGGATTATCAACTGCAAATGTTTCTACACCTAACGCTTTAGCTAAAGCATCTGTATTTTCAGGAGCAGATGTTAAAGTTGTTGGTGTTATTTCAAATGAACTTTTAAAAGGATTTACTTCTTCAATTGGAGCAGCACCAGCACTTCCTGTACCAATAGGGGCTTTTGCCGTGTATCCTTTAAAAGCTCCTCCTAACGCACCCAAAGTGACATCTTGATCGCCAGCTACAGCACCCAATGCTCCTTGAAGACTACCTGCTAATGTGTCTGCTACTTTTCCACTAACTCCTGTAATTGATTCAAAAAGTTTACCAGCATCTGTTTTAGAAACAAAAGGACTAACATCCGGGCCTAATCCTTGTAAAGCCAAATCTTGTTGAGCCAAATTAGCAGAATTAGCAATATCTGCAAATTCACTAATACCAAAAGTTACAGCAGAAGGGGCAACAGCTTTTAACACATCGCTAAAATTATTAATGTTACCAGCAAGGCTTTGCATACCAAGATTAAGAGCAGCAGAACCAACGGCTTCAGCAGCAGCAGCACTGGCTCCCGCGCCTAGCATACTTCCCCCCACAGCCGCCCCAGCACCAGTAGCTATTAATGCAACAGCAAGAATAGGCATAATAGGAGCTATTGCTTCTTGAAAAGCCCCAAATCCAGATTTATTGTAACTTTGTATTGGTAAAACAATAGAACTACCGTCTGCTTGTTTTATTGCTTGTAAATTATATTCAGAATACCCGTCGCCTCTTCCTTCAGAAGCAAATTTATAACCGGGAATTACTTGATCTGTTTTTTTATTAAAATATTCTGGTACTGTTTCTTCGGGGATGTAAGTATAGGATTCATCGCTTCCTGATGCATATCCCGGTTTTATTGCGTCTCTCACACCAATATCTCTTAAATCAGATACACCATAATTTGTAGCTAAAGCAGTGGCAATATTTGTAATGTGTGTATCAGCATCTAATGGTGATCTATTTTTATAAATGTCAGTACCGGCTTTTGTGCCAATAGCTTGCAAACCCCCAAGCTGAGCGCGAAGGGTGTCAATATTCTTTTGAATATCTACATTATTACTCATTGTTTAAAACCTTATCCACTTCAGAAGAAAACATTTCATCATCCATTTCTTCTTCGCCATGTAAAGCTTCTGGATTATCCACTTCATCAGAATTACCCATTTGACCGATATCGTTCATGCGCTGCAACCCTCTCTTTGCCATGTCACGAATTTCCATTAGTTTTTCTAAACCAATGTAACGAACAACATCAGCAGGAAATACAAACTCCCCTTCGCTAAGTTTTGCATCAACATCATCTCTCACTTCTTTTTGAAGAGCGCCGGGAGGAACATCATTACCACTGGTTTTATCTACAGTACCACCATCTTGTTTAAGACCACCAGCTTTAAAAAGATTTTTGCTTTGTTTAATTGCATCCATTTACAACATCCTTAAGATTTTGAAACTGTCTAAGCGTTGCTAATGCGCCTTGAGCTTTGTGTAGTTCTGCAACATTATTTGTTTGTTCCATAACTTTGTGTTGTCTATCAATGTAAAAAGCAACAAGATCAGAAAACACTTCCCATTGAGGAGTGGAATTAACAAACGGTTTAAGTTTTTGGTACTGCTCTGCATTAAACATTTATATTAGCCTTGTGGTGGTGCTGGTGGTGCTGCCGGTGGAGGAGCGCCTTGTGGAGCGGCTGAGAATCCTTGTTCTCCGGGCACAGGAGCGGCTCCAACACCAATGTTGCCACCACCCCCTCCAGACATGTCAGCGACTGATGGTGGGCCTCCTACCCCTTGTGGGGGAGTAGCTCCAGCAGGAGGTGCTGGCGGCTGTGTCTGCCGCAAGATTTCTGCCTGTCGCATTGCCTCGTCCATATTGTTTGTAACTTTGTCTGGGTCCAAATCCATTGCTTTTGCAATTTCTCTAATGATATACGGAAACTTAGCAAATGGCATAAGAGAAGGACTACTAGCAATTTGTAAGAATTGCATAAGCCGTTGACTTCTCACTTCATTTGCCATCAAGCTTTCTGTACCTCTAGCATTAATTTCCAAATCGCCTTTGATGGTTTGATCAAAGTCAAATTGCATATTAAAACTAAAGAATGCTTTTCCAATTGGTGAAAGCAAGTAGTCATCAAAGTTTTTAATAACTGTCTTTATGCTACCGCCAGCGGCATTCATCAACATACTAATACCAGATGCTGTTCTACCTACACCACTTACACCTGTCTGTCCATGTGCGAAGGAAGGCATACCTGTTGATTCATCAGCCAATTGCCTAGCTTTATCAAAAAGCTGCAAATTTTCTTGCGAAACATTAGGAAACTTTGTTCCAAAAATAGCCTGTCCCGGTGCGCCACCTTGTCTTCTAAACACTTTGCCGGGAAACACTTGCATGTCTTGACCCGGAACCAAATTGGTTTCATCTACTTCAAAAACCAAATTACCAGAAAGAACAGCATTATCTACAGCCATACGCATAAACCCATTCATTAGGGTTTGAGTGTCTTCCATATTTTCTGCAATGCCAACACCAGCAAGTGAATATGGATTAAGTTCATACGGAACAGCGTAATAAGGAATCTTTGCTGGTTTAAACGGGTTAAGTACAAATCTAATGATTTTTCCATTACAAAACCAAATATTTGCTTGAAGTTCTTCTAGCTCTTGATATTCATCTGGAATATTAATGTCATTTTCTTCCAGCAAGTCAATATCAATATTGCCCCAATACTCTAGCACTTCAAATCTATCAACCCCAAAATTGGGCTGGTAGTCGCGGATATCGTCCTCCCAATACTTCTTAACATAGCCTTCGCCTTGTTCGATAATGTTGTCGATGACATTGGCTCTGAAGAAGGGGCGACGTTTAAGAGCGCGAAGTTGGGTCCGACTAAGCTTATGTCTTTCAATGACGTATTGGCAGTTTTCAGTGTTGTTTGTGTCCGGGTCCCAATAGAAGTTCCATATACTGACATGCGAAGCTTCTGGCACTGTCTTGATACTAGGATTGTATTTACCATCCTCACCCCATCTTGGATATTCTTTATTTGTTGCAAACGGTCCTTTCATAACGCCAGTGCCAAACAAAGCACATTCAAAAGCCGCTGCTCTCAAATGTTTAGTTGCTCCGCTTTCATCTAGCTGGTCATGAATTTTCTTTTCCATTTTCTTTGCAGCAACCATTGCAGGATAGAAAGTTGCTGCTGTTGGCGTAGATCCAATACCTTCTTTAAGATTGGGAATGTCTCCCAAATCTTCTTTAAGCGATCCCAAAAGGGTTTCCAATTGATCAAGACCAAACCCTGCGCCAATACCGGCGCTTCCTTCTTCTCCAAAAGGGATTTCAGTTGGAGATGTAGGAGCCGGTGGTTGATTGGTAGGGGCTTCTTTTGGATCAAAATGAACAGCCTCAACAACGCCTTCTGGAAGGACAGATGGATCTACACTAAGAGGAAATTTATTGTTTGCAAAAAGAACATCTACAATTTGACCATAAGCAGCCAATACTTTTGTCTTGGTCACTTTAATAAATACACGAGATTTTTCAGTTTCAGTGAATTGAACATCAGAACTATAAATACCACGATAATTGCGATAGGCTCGCAACCACCTGTCTTCGTCTTTACGTCTGCTTTCTTCAGCTTTGCTATATCTTTGTTCAACAAAACTAATAACACTTTGAGCTTCTGGTGTAGCAAAAGACCCATCAGAAATATCATCTAGGGCCAATTGTTTATCAGTCATCATATCTGCCATTATTTATTCCTAATATCCAAATGTAGCATCTGCAATTCGCATTCCAGAACCTCTAGAAGCTAAAGGATCATAGTCCCACAAACTACTTCTAGGTCTACTCATAATTCCATAACGTAATGCATCATACAAATGATCTTCAGCATGCGTATCAATATCTTCTGGATTCTTTTTATCTAACGGAAGTATTGGTAATTGTGCAATAATATTTGTGCAATTACTTGTTATAACCATTCGCGGTTCTTCTGTAAACGGATCGAGTTGTAAACGCCTATGCAATTCATTCTTTCCACTAACTCTACTACCAGCACTTCTATCAGACGGTCGCCATCTACAACCCTCTAATATCATTTGTTCTGCCAATGAGGGACCAGTGTCTCCTCTTTTATGCCAACAACTGCTATCTAATACACCATATCTAATAGTGCCGTCGTTTTCTTCTGCTCTCAATACCATATGGGCAAGGTCTTTTGCCAATACTTTTCTGACATATAACTCTCTATATACCACAAGTTGTTCAGAAGGGGACACGGCAAACCACACAACAGCACTGAAACTCCCGTAACCATAATCGCACGAACGAAACTTTGTCCAATTTTTAGGTATGTCGAAAGGGGATACAACATGTATTTGCCTATTAAATTCAGGAAATGCCGCTCCTTCAGCAACATCCCAATTACCTTCTAGTAATTGTTTTCTTTGATATTCTGGAAGAGACAACAACATTGTCTCATAATCACCGCTCTCAGCCAAGTAAGGATTATCAATCAACATTGCAGGTATAAACCTACGTTTAAACAGCGGCAATCCTTCTTTTGAATGTCCAACAGGATATGTTAGTGTTGTTCCACTTTCAATATCTGTTGCCCAAAAAGCTTTACCAGCCGGTGCTGGATCAATAAACATCTTTTTAACCCATGAATGGCCGGGACCACCGGGGTTAGTTGTTGCTCGCATGAAAATAGGCAAATCACTAGCGGGAGTACGCAAGCGAGAACGCATATAATTCCATGCAAACGGAGTAGACCACTGCGTTAATTCGTCAAAACCAATCCAGCTAAACGCCAATCCCTGATATCGAAGTACATCCTCGTCTCTATCTAGGTATGACATCCACAACCTTGCACCAGATGGCGCTTGCCATTGCATTTTTCTTTCGCTCCACTTAATACCGGGGTATATTTGTGGATACATTTCTTGGCTTTTCCAGATAAGTTCTCTTAGTTCCTCTGTTGTATGGCGTAAGAGAAGGCCAGAAAATTGAGGGTGGCCCAAGTAACGTAAAGGGTCAGCCAACATTGCATATGACTTACCGCCCCCTGCTGCACCACCATATAACACTTCTCTTTCATTAGCTGCCAAGAATGATGTTTGCGGTCCTGCGTTGGGTTTAAAGATGACATTTTGTGTTTGCTCTTGCTCTTTAATGCTCTCTGGTTGGATCGAAACTATTGATGGCTTTCCAGATGTCTGATTCAAAGAACTCTGGCGGTTTTGTACCAATTCTTTCTTCGTACTGTTCCGCTTTCTGGAGGGCTTTTTGATATTTTCGGGCAATGTTGCGGTACGTTGTAGACTTTCTTTTGTGGGATTGCTCACTTTTTATTCTTTTTGATAAGCCAACATGGGAAATAGGGCGACCAGTTAGTGTTGTTAGCCAATTAGCTACTTCCCGTAATGAATATTGCTTTAAATGTTTCTTTGCTTGTTCCAAAGCCTCAAGTTCTGAAGAAATTGGAAGCAACCATTCATCATCTTTATGTTCAACTCTGTAACCAAATGGAATTGTCCTGCTAATTCTTGGTATTTTAACGTATTCTTTGTTTTTAGGTTGGGGCAATATCCACTTCCCCAGTCCTCGCTCAGCCATAACACTCCTTAGTCTTCTGAAACATCCTTAGTTGGCAATATCATAACACCATTGGTGCTTTCAACTTGCACTTTTTCTGTCTTAGTAAAGCCAGCCCTGTCTAACATGTCTTTAGCAGCGTTAAGTTTTTCTTTAATTCCCAATTCTGTAGGAGAAACAATACCGCTAACAATTGCTGCTGCTGCTCTAGGCGCATTCATAGCAATGTATAGTTGTGTAGCTTCAGCAATTTCATCTTTCAAACCGCTAACAACTTCTCTGGTGCTGTAGTCTTGAGTATATCCAGCAAGTTGTTTAGCAATTAGAGGATTGCCGCCAGCTTCATCAAACAATACGGAGAGAAACTTTTTTTGTTTCTCATTAAGTTCTCTAGCCATTTTTCATTCCTTTAAGCGTGATAGCAAGCCTTGCGCGTTTAGCAGTTTTTCCACCACCTTTTGCAGCTTTTTCGAGAAGTTTTGTAGGAATTGTTTCATCTTTTTTCATTTTTAAAGTTTTACGCAAAGCACCGGGTTTTTCGATAGCGTCTTCAATCCAATTTTTTTTAGTAGCCATTTTCTTTCCTTAATTAACCACAGAATATTCTTCTTGAACGCGAAGAGTAATATTAACAGAACTATTTGCACTAGCCAATCCTCTAAGTTTATCTCCTGCTTGAAGAATAAGAGGATCTGTAATTTGAATGGTGGTGTTAGCTGGTAATACACTATTATAAAACATGCTATATGTTACAGCGTCTGTTGCTGAATACCACTGCAAAGTGAATGTAACACTACTACTAGTAACATTACTAATAATAATAGAGTCCATATGAGAAATAAAACTATTAGGAATAGAATAGATGTCTTGACTAGATGTAGTCAATACTTTTCCTAGTGTTCTGTCGCGTAATGATGACATAATTACCTACTAATTTCTTCCCAATCCATCGACCCATAAACAGGTTGACCAGAACTCCCTCCTGCCACTACCAAAGCAAGTTCATATGGAGTAGAAGTAAAATAATTTCTTTCTAGTTGAAATGAAAACAAAGATTCTTTTAAAATATTTACAGATGATGTTGATTGATTACTACTAGAAAAATAACCACTAGCCAATACTCTACCAGAAGTAGTAAGTCCAGTACCAGTTATATTATATTCTACACTGCTATTAGCTCCAGCACTAACCCACGTACCACTAGTAGTAGTTGGATTACTTTGTACTTGCCAATTATAGTTATTACTATTACCTCCACCCATAATACTAATTGCTGTAAGAATAATAATAGCATCAAGCCTAGCTGATTTAAGACGTAAGCTTACAACAGGAAGAAAAGCGCCACTAGCTAACGTACTTCTAGAAGTTGTTATAGGAGTGCCGATAGCTTGTTGAAGTCCTCTAAGTTCGTAGCCTCCTTCAGAAATAACAGTGGAACAAACTTGCTTTAATGTGCTGCTACTTGCTGTAGTACCAATGTTGGTCATTTCATAACGCAAAGGCAACGAAGCAGTGGTAATGTATGTTGTAGTTACAAGATTGGCATGGTGGAAATTATGCGCTGGTACAAATACTCCATCAATAACAAATCCCATTCTAACAGTGCCAAGCCCTAGCCATTCCATGTCCGAATATAAAATTTGAGCTTTGGATAGGTCTAATGTAATTTTAGAAGGACCAGTACCATCAAGTTTATCTTGAT